GGAGGATCGCTAACGAAGCGCCAGCGGAGAACATCATCATCACGCCAACGAGGCCATTGGTTGCCTCGTTAAACGACATGATTGTTTCCAAAGTTTTTATTTGCACCGAGTTGAACTTCTCCATAAACGGCAAAGCAGAGTTACCGATAGAAGCCCGCAAGTCCTCGAACGTGGCGCTCAGTGAGCGACTCGAGTTAGCTAAACCTTCAGCGGTGTTGGTGAAGTCCCCGGCGAAGTCTGATGTTTGTTTGAAGATCAACGACAAAGCTGCTTGAGCGCGAGCCGCCCGGTCAGCTTCTTTAGGTGTTTCCGCCAACTTCATGTTGACGGCTTCTTGCCGGATCTCTTGATCCGACAGCATTACGTTGTATCGGCGGATCGGTTCGGTCTCACCACGGAGCGCTGCACCAATAGCGTAGATAGCGTCAGCAGGTTCAGTGTTAAACGCTGATCCCATGTCCGACGCTATTTGGACTAACTCTTTTGAGTAGCCCGTGGTTTGCTCCATTGTGAGGCCCATGTTTTTGAGAAGGCCACCAACTTGGGCTGTCGCTTCTCGAGCCGCACGCTCAGAAATACCTAAGCTAAATCTCGCTGTTTGAGAGAACGCCACAATTTCTGCTGCTGATTCTTCGAAAACGAGATTGGTTACGTTTTGGGATTCCTGCAGGTCTGACGCTGCTTTGACTGCGATACCCATTGCTGCGCCGATAACACCACCAGCAATGGTCGCTGTTCTTGACGCTTTACGCAGTCCCTCGCCAAGCTCAGCTACGCTTGTAGCTGCTTGGTCGACTTGTTTCTCTAGTTGCTCCGTGGATTTACCAGCGTCGCGCGCACCTTTAATGAAGTCTTGAGTATCGAGGCCGAGCTTTGCGGCGATAGTGGCGCGAATCGTTGCCATGAGCTAACCCTTAGACGCTCGTTGTTCGGCTTCGATTGCAGACAGCGAATCGTGAGCCTGCCAAAGCATCAATTCTTGTGCTGTCATACGCTCACCTAACTCGCTCATAGTCATGCCCAATCGCTCAGCTAGCGCAAGCATGTACCGCAAGTGCGGGTGCTCGGCTAAGAGTCTTTTCCCTCATCGACAACATCCTCAGTCAATCCCGAGAGTCGGTTACCCACTCTGAAGATTCGTTCGACTGGTCGTGCTGCCTTCGCCATCAATGCAGGAATGTCGTCCTCATCGAAAAGACGCTCGCCGGACTCGGGATCAAAACAACACATAACGGCAACTGCCGCCTGCATCTTGTCGTTTTCCACAACTCCAGTGTCTTTATCCACAAACTGTGTCAAGAGGCGTGCTCTATCCCCAGCCGTTGGACTGCGCACTTCGATCGTGACATCCCATTCCGGCACCTCGAGCAATTCAGCGTCGAGATCTTGGGCAGCTAATATTTTCTTTTTGAGATCCACAATGTACCTCCGGGGATATCTGTGGGTTTGTTAATTGGTTTAGAAGGTTCCAGCCGTTACTGCACCAGAAACCTGTATGTCGATGCTCATATCGATTTTGCCGTCGACTGAACCTGAGTACGATACCGAGGTTACATTACCGGTACCGCTGTACTTGCGAAGACCGCCTGTATTACCTTCGGGGCCATAGACCCAGTTAGTGAGCGTTGAGTTTCCAAGCATTCCGTCGAGACGAATCGCATAAGTTGAGGCGAACGTGCCAGAGAGACTGATAGTCGCTCCACGCAAGCCTGCAATATAGGCGCGGTCGTCATCACCAAAACTTGTTACCTCCGCTGTATCGGCTGACCGATCTATGGAGGCCGAGTCGAGACCCGAGCTTAGATTTCGCGTTGTTCCTGCGGTATCAGAGACGCTAAAGAAGCCGCTCTTACCATGTACAAATGTAGGTGCCATGTTTGCTCCTGATTTTAAGGGTTACGCCCGAGGGCGATAATGTATGAAACTGCCGTCGATCCTTGCGTATCGACGCGTGCCCGGACGTAGTTGGACACGGTGCCCGTTGCTGTAACGCGCTCATATGACGACTCGGGTGCGGTACTGCTCACATCAGTAAACGTGATGAGGTCAGCCCACGCAGAGCCGTTGCTTGAATCTTGGATTAGCGCTGAAAGTTCTACAGCCCCTGTACCTGATGTTGTGGCATCAAGGACGTGTAGGTGGCCGACTGCGCCGTTGGCGTGAGTCGTACCGTGCATTTGCACGCTTGCCCAAGTTGTAGCGGTTGCTTGTGTTGCGGTGGATGTAAGAAGGTAGCCCTCCCGTATTCCATCACTCACTTCGTAATCTACGGAAGCGGAAACTGCGCCGTCGAAGGGCACGTTGACGCTTCGACTGGTCAGACAGCCTGACGCTAGGTAACCAATGTTGCCAGCGGTGTAGCCATTTGGGAACCAACTGATGACAGCTTTGTCGGATGATCCAAGTTCGCTATCAAACGTCAAGTCCTTTTCTTCAGAAGAGAAGTCGCCCATGCCTTCGAACGAGACGGTGCCGGTACGAATCCCGGCAATGTACTCTCGGTCGTTATCGGCGAAGGTTGTCACTTCGGCCGTGTCGGCACTGGCAGTTTGGTTGACAGTGTTCAGAATTGGACTCATGTCGTGTTGGTCAATAGCGACTCGCACGCTGCGTCCGTGACGAAAAGTAGGTGCCATGATTACTCCTAGCCCTTCTTAGGGGCGGCTTGCTTTTTGGCTGGCGCTTTCTTTTTGGCTGGCGCTTTCTTGCTGGCTGCGGGGGCTTTAGGAATACCGCCCTCGACTCGACGCACGACTGGCATACGACCGTCTTTGAAAGTGAACGTAACCATGTCACCTCGAGCGGACGTCCCGGCAACCGTTTTCGCTATATCTTTGCCAAGTAAATCGACAATCCAATCTTTACTCATCGCTGCTCTCCTTAGTCGGCTTTGCTGACGAACTAGTGGGAGCTTTCTCAGCGTACTCAGCGCCTCTAGCTAACATCGCTTTCGCAAGTTCTGTAGGAACGTCTTGAGGTTGATCACTCGCCTCAAAACGTTTACTTCCTAGATTGGCGCCAACTTTGAGTATTATTCGCATCAGTTCCTCCCGAGACGCGGACGCCCCGACACCAGATCGGTAGGCGACAAAGCGCACGAAAAGGAACTGGAACCGGGGCGACGAAGCGCACGAAATAGGTTTAGCTGTAACGATAGCGCATCTGGAGCACCAGAAGAGGGTACCTTAGTAACATGACGTGGACTTATTCCGGCAATCCGGCTGACAGCAACCTCGATGCCATTCGGTACTACATCGGTGACACCGACACAAATGATCAGCTTTTGAATAACGCAGAGATCAATTTCGAGCTTTCAGAAAACTCGTCGGGACTGTACAGGACAGCGTCGGCGTGTCTACGCAAGATCGTTGCAATGGGCAGATTCGTCGATAAAAGCGTTGACGGTCTCTCAGTCTCAGCGTCTCAGCGAGCGACTCAAGCAATGGATCTCGCTAACTATTACGATCGCAAAGCGACTCGTTCTACGGTCATTTACGCTGGTGGCATGTCAGAGTCAGAAGCTCGAGATTTCGACAACGACACAGACATACCGCCATTCCAGTTCTCGATAGGCCAGTTCAACTATCCGTCTACTTACTCAACGAGCACTTGACATGGGATGGGACAGAGCATGGGACGATCTCATGGACACCACCGTCAAGGTCTACACAGTCTCAACTGGTAGCACTGCGTTTGCGACTCGATACGGAGTGCCGGGTTACAGCACCGCCGCTGGAAGCACTCACATCGCTCGCCATATGAAGAAACGTAATTCGATTCACGGAGCGGACGGTCAACAAGTCGCTACGTCCGGCACCATTATTTTCCGATCGACTTCATCGACTCTGGCAGCAATGGACAAGATCGAGCTAGCTGACGGATCATTCCCGCCGATCATAAGCGTCGATACGCTGACTGACTCTGACGGCCCAATCGGATACAGGGTGAGTCTCGGATGGTAAAGACACGATTCGAATTCACCGCTTCGTTGCGTGAGTTTCAGAACGCCCTCAAAGACCTCGACGATCAAGCGGTCGCCGTTGCAGGCGCAGGACTCGGACTCGAAGCACGCAAACTTATAAACGCCAGCATCAAACAAGTCCCAGTCGATAAAGGCATTTTGAAAGCAAGCGCTACGGTCGACGGTCCAATCGTTGAAGACAAAGTCGTTTCATATGTCGTTGGCTACGGCGGTCAAGCAAAAGCGTACGCTGAAGCTGTACACGACAATCCAAGAGCAGGAAAGACAGGCGGTTTCTCGCCCTCTGGTCGTCCCTACAAAACATGGTCTCAAGTCGGCAAGTGGCATTACTTAACTGACCCCGCAAGAGAACAAGCAAAATCTATTGACCGAAGTCTCGGTCGTTTCATCGCTAATTTCATTCTTAGACGAGGATGGCCGACATAATGTTTTTAGACGTACGATGTCCCGCTCGGAAATGCGGCGGAGTCAACCGGCGTGGCGCTTTGTTAATGCGTCACGAACACCAAGCCACTGGCATTGTTGAAGTCCGCTGTTGGCGTTGCGGCGCTGATGTAAAGATCTTGTTGGAACGCGCAATGAGTGGCTCACACATTCTTGAAGGATTCGATTCGGAGTTACCAGAAATATGTTTGTCGACGACGTAGCAGATTATCTAAACGCACAAAGCACCAAAGTCACTATTGGCAAGAACCTGTTCGCATACTGGTTGCCAGCTTCTACCGATTCCTACGTGGACACAACTAAACCGACTGTCGCTGTTGTCGAAGAAGCAGCCTTACCTAGCGTCGAT